TCCCATTTCCATAAAGTTACAAATCTATCTCTTTGATTAACATTTGGAAAACTAAAAGGGGTTGCAGTAGTAAGATAATCAGTAACAGCAGCTAAAGCACCATTAGGATTTTTATCCCAAACAAGATAATATCCAAATCGATTATAAATTGTTGAAGAATCAGTAAAGGGACTGCATTTCAAATGAATAGATTTAATTCTAGTCTTATTTCCAATACGTTGATCAGCACCAGAACCAATAGCAATTAAATTAAGTGCAGTAACAGAGCCAGTTGTATTCCCTGCGCCAGCAGTAAGAGCAGTATCAACATAATTAAGCTCTTGAGCTGACATTGGATAAGGTCTTGCGAATCCAGTATTGGCGGTAGAACCTGCACGACTGAACTTTTTTTTCTTATACGGTTGCTTATTTTTAGAAGCATAAGTAGATTTTCTTTTATAATTAACTGCCATTTTTATTTAGTATATAAAACATATATTATGACTATAATAAAAAAAGTTGCTGTTCTCTAGTCTCTTTAAAAATAACTGTGAACCTTCCATTCAAACAATTCCTCGTAACCTCGTCATCCCAAATATCTTCAATCTTATAATTTGAGGTTACAATAACCTTCTTTGGTCTAATCATTTGACGACCACCTTTAACTTCACAAGCAAAAGGCCATTTATCAACCCATCGTTTAAGTAAACCACCAAGTTTTACATCGTATTTATCCAAATCCTCCAAGTAAACGACATCTTCACCATTATATCCATCCCACCATTTGTCGTTGTTTTTGAGATATGCATTTGGAAATGCTGAGTGCACCGAATGCGACTTTCCAGTTCTTGTCGGTCCATGAATCCACAACCCAGGGCGGGAAGTTTCCAATGGAACAGGTTTAGGTTGATGATCTGATGCAATTCGTTTCAAGGTGTTATATTGACGGATGTATATATCTGCATCAATTTGTTCCATATCATTGCTGATTGCAAGTTCTCTTGCTCGTTGCCATCTGAGCTTTTCTGCACGTCCTTTGTTGTCATTTGAAATTGGTTTGTCTCCTCGTTCTACAAATAAGCCATCCTTATTGCAGTAATGGACATTCTGATCCATAGAGCCGTGCATAACTTCAACATGACATCCAGGTAATTTTTTAATAACAGATTTCAAAGTAGTAGCATTCTTGAAGCATACGAACCCTTGTAAATGGGGTGTTCCAGTAGTAGGGGCTACTTCTTTGCCATAGGCTATGTATCGACACTCGATAGTATCTTCTAATACAGTATCAACATAGTTGTTGTGTGTGAATATGAAATTGCGTTGTTTACTCATTTATTATTTGATACACACAAAAGGGAGGGGAGAAGTGTGCCTTTTATAGAGTTTTGATGTTACACAAACATTCTGTAATTGATCCAATTCCCTCTTATGAAGTAATCGACACTCTAGGGTTAGACACACTAGGTCCAGGTAATAATGAGCTGGACCTAGTGGAAATGTTCTATTTAATTCTATTTCATTCTATTTCATTCCATCTTTAATTAAGTTATAGTTTTCGACTGCGGGGGCGAGGGCAAGGGGGCTTCGCCCCTTCGCTTCGCTCACCCTCTGCGATTATCCGCAAGCGGATATCGCCCCCCTTGTCCCGCGCCCGCATCCGCGGACGCTCCCTTTTGAATATATAATTGGATAGGGGTATATTATAAAGGAGGGGATATATATAAGAGGAAGAGTAGGGGATATATATAAGAGGAAGACTAGGGGGATATATATAAGAGGAAGAATAGGGGGAAATAAATTTAGGCTGAGATTAAACTTTATTAATAAAAAAGAACTCCTTCCTATAATATCTATGGACTATATCTAATTCTACAAGTGAAACTTAAAGTACTATCTGCAGCTCCAGCAGCTGTATCACCAACACATACCATTAACAAAGCTCCTTGAGTAATAGATCCAATAACAGCTGTTGTTCCACCACCATAAATAGATTGAAGATCACATTTCATATAATATTCTTTCCAATCAGATACTTTGTCAGTGATAGCAGAACCACCAGAAGTATTTCCAATTTGAACATTTTCCCATTTCCATAAAGTTACAAATCTATCTCTTTGATTAACATTTGGAAAACTAAAAGGGGTTGCAGTAGTAAGATAATCAGTAACAGCAGCTAAAGCACCATTAGGATTTTTATCCCAAA